TGCTAATTATATTAACTTTGCTTATTCCAACAATCTCTTATGCCTGGGATGCAGTAGACACATGGAACGCCATAGAGAACGAACCCAGACACACTCAACAACAGCAAGGCACTGTCTTCAATCCTTACGTCGTCGACCAGTATGACCGTGACGGGACAAGACACTACTACGAAATAAGAACTCGCGTGCAGGATGACAGACTTGGTGATGGGATCAACGAACCAGGTTCTTGGCAGAATCCTTGGACGGTTCAAGAGTGGTAGAAATAGTATTTGACAACTATCTTAAATTATGATCGAAGGGGAGTATGAGACTCTGGCTTAATTTCAAAAAAAAGAAAAAAGATATGGCCCCTTCGGTGTGGCTGAATTCCCCTAAAGCCGGAGTCTCATTGCCACATTGCCTCCTGGCACCCGGAGGGGTCATATGTTTATGGGGTAGGGTTGGGACATCTAAAAATAAGAAACTGGGACAAGTGGCAAACCTATCGAAGAGATAGGTATCAACCACCCTGGATAAAAGTGCATCGTAGACTTTTAAGAGACCCAAATTGGGTATCCCTGACGGACTCACAAAGGGGTCAATTGGTCACTATTTGGCTACTCGCTGCCGACCACGATGGGATGATACCTGACTCACCCAAGTTGATACAAAAACTCTGTTACATGGACAAACCACCAGACATAGAAACCTTTATAGATCAAGGGTTTATAGAGCATGACGCCAACGTGACGCCACAACGACGCCAGAGTGACGCCCTAGAGGAGAGTAGAGTAGATAAGATAAGAGGAGAGGAGAGTATGGGACGCAAGACGTCCCCGACACTCACGGATGAAGAATTTGTTCAATCCCTTAAAAGTAATCCAGCTTATACTGGGGTTGATATTGACCGAGAGCTTGGCAGGCTAGATGCTTGGTTACTTACCCCTAGAGGCAGGGGAAAAAGAAAGACTCGCAGACGGATATTCAACTGGCTGAACAACGTCGAGATAGAGGTAAAAACACCCACAAGAGAGGAAAGGCTATGGAATACAAAGCTTTAGGCCGAATGGAGATTGAAGACGGGATCATCGCAAAGCTCACCGTCTCGCCCTACTTGATAAATCAGTTCAACCTAACCCCCGAAGACTTCAAGAGCCAGTCGAACTCCGAGATTCTAAAAACCATGCTTGCTTGGCCAGACAGGGAGTGGGATTTCAAATTACTCTATCATTCCCTCCAAGCAAAGAAAGACCGCTTGCATCTGAACGAAATCACCGGACACTGCTCCATGATCCCCCAGACTTTCAAGGGCTACGTAGGATTTTTAAGACGGACCATCGCCGAGGAAATTGTCGATGAAATCTCAAACGAAGTCGGAACCGAAGACCCACTTATTTTTGCTGCTGCGATACAAGAACGCGCCAATGAACTGACAGACGACGACGTAGTTATTGAAATCAAACGTGTCGTTAAGTCAGTCTACGGAAAATTAGAAAGTACAAAACAAGGAAAACCAGAGGGTATACTTTCTGGATTTAAACAACTTGATAGTTACACGGGAGGTTTTCAGCCATCTACTCTTTACATTCTCGCTGCTAGTTCCTCGATGGGCAAAACAGCTTTCGCAGTAAATATAATTCTCAATGCTGCAATGAAAGGAAATTCAATTTATTTTTCGAGTTTAGAACAATCGTCTCATGCAATTGCTTGTCGTATGATTTCTCGCGAAGCCAGAATTGCAAATCAAAATTTACAGAGAGGTATTGTTTCGGATAACGAGTGGTCTACTCTGGCTGATACAGTCGGTGCGATAAGTGGACTCCCAATATTCATAGACGATTCAGCCGGGATAAGTTCTTTAGAAATCTGTAGGAGAATACGAAAGACTCACGCAGCGCATCCACTCAATCTTGTAATCATCGATCACATCCAAGAAGTTAGAGAAAAGAAATGCGAATCCAGAAGATTAGAGGTTTCGACAGCTTGTTCAAATATTAGAGCGCTTGGTAAGGAATTAAAAATTCCAATAATACTTCTTTCACAACTTAGAAGAAATAGTGACAAGGCTTCTAACAGACCTTCAATAAATCAACTGAAAGAGTCGGGCGATCTTGAAGCTCAAGCCGATACTGTTTTACTGATGTACCGAGAAAGTTACTACGATCCAAAACCTGAGAACGAAGGGGTAATGGAAATACTTGTTGCTAAAAATCGTGATGGAGCCAATGGAGTAATAACGCTCTCTTGGAACCCTGAGTATATGCAATTTTCTTAACTAGGCCAGGAGGAATAAATGATTACGAGTATGAGAAAACTTAAAGAAGCTTTGCGCCATGTCTTGAGAGAAGATTCAGACACACCAATCAGAGTAACGAAATTAAAACAAGAAATAGAAGAACTGAAACTTCAAAAGAAAATAGAACTCCAAGAGATCGAACACATGGTCAAGATTGAACGAGAGAAAAATAAGATGGACGTCGATAAGAAAGAACTCTCATTGAAAAATGAATACAAAGACAAAGAGATGTCACTCCAATCTGATTATTACGACAAGTCTATCAAGTTAATTCAGGACGGCCACAAGGATATGCAGAAGATGTACTCAGAAATTATGAAGCGTCTCCCTGATGTTAATATGTCCATCAAACAACACGACATCAACAAAACATGAGTGGTGGAATAACAGGAGGATTGCTTCCTAGCATCATGTATCCACAGGGAAGTGTGATACCAGTCGATTCTATGTTTGATAGGACTGCTAGCCGCCTAAATTCATTTGTAGAAAAAATAGGTAGGACGAAACAACAAGTCAGAGAACAAACATTCGTAGAACATTTAAGATCAGATGTTAAAGAGTGGCTAAGTGATGCTCTTGAGTTTTCCAGGAAGAAGCTATGAGTACGATAGCGTACAATACTTTTTATGGAGCTTATGCCGAACCAATTTTCAGTAACGATAGCAATTATGTTTACCAATTTGATGAGGATGGTGCGCTGCGAGCTACCGCTATCGGTACAGAGACAGTAGAAAAACCAAATAAAAAGTTACCTATCCTAGAAGACTTAAGACAGAGCGTGTCGGAGTGGTTAGAGGATTCTTTTAATTTTGCACGAAGTTAGCCAGGAGGATTGAGGGAAGATGAAAATTAATTCTAAGCGGAAAGGTAATTCAGGTGAAAGAGAATTCGCAGAACTATTACGAAGTCATGGGTATGCAGCCAGGAGAGGAGTTCAATACCAAGGATCTCCTGATTCTCCTGATGTCATTTGTAAAGAACTTCCCATTCATTGGGAGGTCAAGAGAACTAAAAAACTCAGTGTTTATAAAGCTATCGAACAGGCGATGAATGATTCTCCTAAGGGCAAGTGGAGAGTTGTTGCACACAGAGCAGACCGAGAAGATTGGTTAGCTATCTTACCAATGGAAGACTTTATGGACTTGATTGATGAATGGAAATCAAGAATGGAACCAAGCTAGGAGGGAAATATGAGCGTAAAGGAACATTTTAAAATAGGTTCTTACGGAATGCTTTGGATTGTAATCGGAGTCTTGTTTATTGGGGGATTAAGTTTGGGTGCCCTAAAATTATTTGGTCCAGCCGAAGTTGCTATTAAGCGACAGATATTCGAAGAGAGCAAATCTTATAAGCATGGTAAAATCGAACACTTTCAAAGGTTGAAACTAAAGTATGATTTAACAGAAAATGAATCCCACAAGAATGCTATCCGTCAAATCATCTTAACCGAATCGGCTACGGTGGATACTTCTGAGTTTCCTCATGGCCTACAAGCATGGATAAGGAGTATCCAATGAGAAAATATCTGATGTTATTGTTGTTAGTTCCATTCTTGGTTGGCACAGGTGGTTGCAAAGGTGGAACAGACGCAAAACAAGAAGCTCAAACAGAACAGCTTGTAGCAGAAGCGCATCGTCAAGTTGGAATGCCAAATATTACTAATTTCACAGAACGTAAATTCGCCAAAATGATCCTTGAACTAAGAGACGAAGAGATGACTACATATTCTTACTTCATGGATTTAAATGGGAAACTCCATTTCCTATGTAATTCTATCGGATATGGCCTGCCATATTCAGTTCAGTATACGAATCCAGAACGTTATGAACTGAACGGAGCTACGCTACCACAACCAGATCCTAATGGACTCTTCATGCCACAGGGTCTGTCAGCAACATTTGTATTGTGTGTCGGAAAAGATAAACAGATTCACCCAGTTTACAGTGAACCCAATCTTATCATATCACCGTTTAAGTTGGTCGCTGTAGATGGATACCAAAGATAGTGACAGACTTTAAATATGAAAAAGAAATTAACAGTTTCTTATCAACGGCTGAAATTATCGCCAATCAAATGGTCAGGCAGTACAATTATGAGACCGTGTCAGAATATAGGTATGCTTGGGACTCAATCTTTCATGATGAGATGCACAGACTAACAGCAGAAGCAGGACTAAGATTCATTGGAAGATACAGGAAGAGGGATATGCAATGAAATATTGCATCGACTGCAAGCACTTTAGGAAAGACAAATTCCGAGAAGCACTTACAGATGAACAAAGAATTATTTATGGATTATGCGTGAGGGGTGGTGAGAAAATTGATGAAGAAAATGAATTCCTCTCTCCGAAAATAAAATGTGAGATAAAATATCATTACGCCTCGGTCGAAAGAAAAGCTGTACTTTTCGGATACGACTGCGGAAAAGATGCTAAATTTTTTGAGGAGAAGAAATGAAGTATGGAATGAAAGTTAAAATAAAAAGAGAAGAGTTATGATCGAAGATCAAGAATTAAGCTTAAGGTTGATGCCTTCGTTGCTTACGGTGGACAAGATTTTAAATGTGTCTGTTGTAATGAAAATGGGCTCGACTTCCTGTGTCTCGATCATGTCGACAACGATGGAGCAGCGCACAGAAGGATTACGGGTGGAGGCAATAGTCACTACTTCTGGCTTAGGAAGTCCAAATATCCAACAGAACCTAGGCTCCAGGTCATGTGCTACAACTGCAATAACAGTAAAAAGATAAATGGTTACTGCATGCACACAATCTAAACAAATGGTCCTAGAAGAAGAACCACTTAAATATCTGGAGAAGTTTTTGGAGGATAAAGATGACTGATAAAAAAGACGGTGGACCAGCATTTCCCACCTTTGATTGTTACATTAAGGTTCCAGGTAAAGAGCGTATTAAATTTAAGGGTGGTATGACCTTACGGGACTATTTTGCAGGAAAGGCTCTTTGTATAATTCATGGTGTAGAGCGTAGCAAACTATTGAATCCGTCGGACGTAGCTAGACATGCATACACTATAGCTGATGCTATGCTCCAAGAGAGGGATAAGATTGCACCCAAAGTATCAAAACCATAGAAACGAAAAGTATCTAGAGTGGATACGGAGGCAGCCTTCAATAGCCTCGGGCAAATACGACTCATGGGACATAGACAAAGGAGAAGGACGGAATGATCCTTCGCATACTTGGAATACTGGAAAGAAAGGAAAGAGAAACGACCTGACAGCTGTGCCCATGACAAGAACAGAACATACTGATTACCATTCAATCGGTCACGATGAATTTGAACGTCGGTACAATATAAATTTTAAAGATAAAATAATAATTCTTCTTTCCAAATATATAGAAAGACTTCAATCCAATGAAATCTCTTAAAGACTCCTTAGAAAATATCCTTGATGCCTTTAAATTACTGGATGAGTCTGTTAAAATAATCGACAATAAGATCTCACTGGAGAGCATTACCAAGAGAGAAATGGTTATCTGTGAAAAGGTAATCGAACTAATCAATAAGAAGGGTATGGGTCCGGTATCTTATATTTATTTACTACATACTCTATTCAGGAATCTCGTTAATAAAATACAGGGTTTTGCATCTGATGCCAAAGAATATAACGGCTTACCCGAAGAAGAAGAGACGGCTGACAGCTAAAGACAGAGATCGAATAGAGACTGAAAGAATCAGGATCATGGATCAGTATAAAAAGGTCATGAAGCTGAGAGGTGTCTTTGAGACTTTCTGGAGAGTTTGGTTCCTGTCTGGTGAGACCATGAAGAATCAAATACAAATGCTAAGAGACATTACCAAACAACACTGGAATGCTAGTCGGTACAGAAGAATCAGGAAACAGTTGTTTGATATACTGTGGGATGACTGAATTGGCTCCCTATAGTACCTGTAAGCCACGATCTCCATCCAACCTATACCCAACCCTACCTTTTTAGAGAAGTCTCAACACAGAGCCTCTCATCACCTATTAGGCCTGGGTGAGCCAAACCTCTGCTCAAGGATGATAAGAGACCTCTCTGCCTTTATGTGGACATCATTTATAGTCTCTTTCATCTCTCTTACGTCTTGTTTGATTTCTTTCACTTCTTCTTTGACGGGTTCTATTTTTTGGCTGGCGTCTGATTGAGCCAGTTTCAAAATACCGAACGCACCAACAAGCATAATAGATACTATGGCTACGATAGTCCTTATGTCCCCAAGGACTTTCATTGTACCATTGCTAAACGTTTTCATTTCTTTCATATCATTCCCAGAATGGTGCTGATCTCAATAGGTCTATATGCTGTTTCATATTAGTATCGTTGTCGAGCAAGTTCTTTAATGACTCTTCGGAGAGACACCAGACAACTCCACACTCTAAGACTTCTACTTGTTTAAGTTCCGGTCTTGGGGGTTTTGGAATCTTTTTTAATCTCGTTGTATGTTGACAGGATACGAGAGATATCACCAGACTTGATAGTATGACTAATGTCACCAACGAGTTTTTCATTCTCTTCAATGAGTTCATCCTTCTTTCCCTCCAGATCTCTATAGAGAGCTTTTCTTTCTGTATACGATTTCTCTATAGCATCCTTATCCCTCATCCATTTAGTAAGAGAATTTGTATGTTCTTGCTCAATGTCGAGAACATCCTCTTTCCATTTCAGTCCTATCTTTCTCTCACCGTAGATCCGGCCTATGGTGAAGATTGTAAATGTGGCCAGAAGCCCCACTCCAGCATAGATTGCAAACTCAATCATTATCGTGGGCGAGGGCTGTCAGAGAGATGGCAGGCCAAGCATAGGGTGCTACCATATCATAGATACCGCTTGTAACTCCTACCTTATCAAGAACTGCAACAGCAGCAAGACCTACTGCAAAGATCACTGTGCGATAACCTTTAAGAACTGGAACTGTGTCGACAACTTTAACTACAATATCGAGTATTTTTTTAATCATTTCTACCTCCTATTAAAAGACCCCTCTAAGAAGTACACCTAGTTCAGGTCCAAAAGGCCCTGATCTCTTGAAAGGGCCTATAGTTAAATTTTCACCCAATGGAATTTGTGCTTGTTCGAATGCTTTCTGGATTAAGACTTCTCTTAATTGACCTGGAACATTCCTGAGAAAGTCTTTAGATATTCCTTCAAAGACTTCTCCTGTACGTCCCCCTGTAGTCTGACCTGTCGGGACAGCTCTTTGTAAACTCTTAGCCAATACGTCTTGTAACAAGATCTTCTTCAATACTTCTTCTTGAGACTGCGGCTGTGACAAAGCAGCCAATCTATCAAAGACATCTCCAGCCATTCTACTTTACTCTCCCATGCTGTATTGAATAATGACCACCATCATTGAAGCGGCCTCCCCAACAACAGTTAAGGCCTGGAGTTGATAGTGATTCCCAGAATTCACCTAATGACTTATGAGCATTGGTTGAGCTTAAGTAAGCTCCATTACGAAATAAATTTAGATCAATAGCTAGACGTTTTCTATGAAGGGAATTTCTAATACCGATTCCTCTCTTTGCGTTAAGCTCTGCTTGCTCTTTGGTTCTAAAGGCTTCGGCTAAAGTCAGTTCATATCCTTCATCATAGGCATACTTGATTAGTTCAGCTAGAAGTCTGGTGAAGATCTTTTGCTTTTCACCTAAAGTGTAAGGTGGTTCATGCTCTAGGCTTGGATGACTAGCTTTGATTTTGGGTTCCGCCTTGAAAAGACGTTTAAAGAAATTCATTGGGCTATAAGAAACTGTTCTATTAATCCTGGCTTTCTACCGCTCTTTCTTTCTTCTCTTTCCCTGAATGCTTTAGCAGCTTCTGTACCTGAGGGACCTTTAATAATAGCCCTAGTAATTTCCGCAGGACCCTTCACGGGGAATAGAGCCTTACCTTTCTTGGTTGTCACTGCCCCACGTTCTGCAGCTATGATACCATCGACTAACCTGTTGAGCTGGGCTCCACCACCAATACCCAGAATACCAGTTCCATAAAATATAAGAGATTTCCTCAAGCGCCTCGTATTTCCTGTGTTAACGAAATCTCCAATACCACTCGCGAGTTGTTCAAAGTCCTCAAGTGCTGCAATTGGCGCCCTCGATCTTCCCTTAAATGTGAATTGTTTAGATGGATCAAATTGCTTGGCTAATGATTTTTCAAGAAATGGACCAGCTACAGGAACTGCAGAACCAAGAGAGAAAACATCCCTACCTCTAACAAGATTAGAGTATTGATTAGCCAATGCCATTCCAACTAATGCATTAGCTGCCATTCCTAATCGGAGGCGACCGCTAGCCTTAAACCCCTTGTTAGCAACTATTTCTTTTAACCCTCTCCACATCTCAAACGAGAATGTTTGAAATGGAAACGATGATCTAAACAGAACACTATTCTGAATAAGGGGACGAGAGCCCCGGTTATACATAGACTGGGTTCGTTCACCAACAGCGTTGGCAAATGTCAAAAGATCATCACCACCAAACCCAAGACGCTTTCCTTCTCGTAATCCCGCAGAGATAGACAAACCTTGAAGGTGTCTTTCTTCTGCATCTGCTAGTAAACTTAAGAAGTCATTGAATTTATTTACTCTCGATTTAAATACTCTTTTATTTAGTTTATCTGAGATACCCCTAAAAGATATTGTCGAACCTCTTTGAGTTTTGATTCTCAAAGACGTCGCACTTTCGAGAAGTTCTTTTCTTAATGCTGGGTTAGTGAACCAATCTAAGGCACCTAACAATGTATTTTTTACACCAGTCTCCTTAAGAGTAAGGAGAAGTGAAGAAGGCTGAGTTACAACACTCCATGTAACATTACCAACCAAACCCCCCTTAACTCTTATCTCAGCTAATTTAAGTAGGGCTCTGTTGGCCAACGAACCTTTCTCAATTCCAAATACTTGATCTATTTTGTGGGCCTTTCCGAGCAATCCAGTCCTTATAAAATCATCCCAGAAATTTGCAGTCTTGTTCAATCCCCTCCCTCTTAAAACTTCGTTGTGTACCTTTATATTTTCTATAGCAGGTGTGATGTGGATGTCTTTTCCTATAGCATTGATATAGGCATCCGTAAGTTTAAAGAAATTCTGTTCGAGTTCTTCTGGTCTTAATTGGTTTAATCTTTTAAACGCAAACCTATTTGATGCTGCATTTGGAACGATGAAATCAAACACGTCAGAGATCGTTGTTTGTTTATCACCTATGTTATCAAGCCAACCAGAAGCTCTTTGCATATGAGGAACATATGAATCTAAAAATCCTATCTCTTCTTTCCCAAGATTTCTCCTAACAACATTAGACATTTCCCTCAGATCGTCTAAAACAACTCGATATTCTTTGGCAGCAGAGAAGAACCTATTGTCTACATTTAGATCAGAATATTTAGCTGCCAGTTGTCCTACGTCTAAAGATTCGAGATCAGAGTTGGGAATGGTTTCCATGACTCTCTTCATGGTTGCACCATTCTTTTTACTGATCTTTATTCCGTTCGAATCAGCTATACCAACAAATCTGCCGGCCTGCTCATTTCCAAAAGTAATTTCGTTTGCTATTGAACGTTGACTTGGTTCATGAATATTCTTCATGACCGGTCCGAACTGACCAGCCTGCCTAGGGATATTGTCCTGTCTCAATGCAGCACTGAGAGGCGTATCAGATACAGTTGCTTCATCAACAATGTCATGAGTTTCTATAGCCTTCTTCGCATAGAAACCAGATCTTCTAATTGAAGGGCGTTGCTTACCTGCCTTTGTAACTTTGTTGGCTATAAATGGTACGTCAATTTCATTTGCCAATGCTGGATCTGTAATATTATCATGACCAGATATTCTCTTGATTGACTCAGGAGTTCTTCCCCCTCTCGCCAATCCATCAACTTCAGGGACAGGAGTAATATCATCTGCTAATCCAATGCTTTTGAAAGGTGCTTCTGGTGCTGCGGTCGAGGCTTGAATTTTTGGAGATGTAGATTGAAATCTATCAAACTCTCTTGGAAATTCATCTATGAGAATGCGCGGCTTCTCGACTAAAACTTCTTCTGCATCACTAATGAATTTTTTAGGAAGTTTCCTACCAATTGGAAGTTCTCTTAATTGACGTGTAGATTCCGTTCCAGTCAAACCTGTTGTTGGGAATAATCCTTTCTTTCTCGTAATGACTCTACGAGGCGTAGGTGCTTCTACAGATTTTATTAATAATTCAGATAAAATATCCTCAGACGTTGCAGCTTCAGGTTTTGTAATAAAGGCACCAACTCTTTTTGTAGACGGTTCTTCTATCAATTCCTCAACTGATTTAAATATTTTTGGAGAACGAGCAGCAATACCAGCTACCTGTCTTCTCCTAAGAATTTCTTCTGCTGGTAGATCTAGCCTTAATTTCTCAGCCCCCTTACCAAGAATTCCTCCAAGTACAGTACCAAGTCCAGTAGCTTGTAGTCTTTGCAATAAAGGTTGGTCTACAGTTTCAGTAAGGCCCCCAAGACCACCAAGAATAGCTCCTACCTTTGCTGGTGTTTGAGCTGCAATCGTAGATAGTTTTGCGCCCGGAATAGCGAATAAAGGAAGTTCTGCAGCAAGTTCAGTTACTGGGGCACCTATAGGAAATTCTTCTCTTACTCTACGCTCAAGCTCTGGTCGCTCCTGTCTTTCTCTTTCGGTTCTCAATAGACGTCTCAGGCCAAAGGGTTGAGGAATGCCAGCTTTTTCCTGAAGAGCTTCAAGGAATCCTATAGGTGAAGCAGCTACACCAGTCTCTAGCAACTTAGAAGAAACTTCACTCAATCTCCTAACACCAAGTTCACCAAGTTCAGAAACAGTAGCTTTAGGCTTTTCTCCAAGCAGATCTTCTACGCTAGTGAATTGTTTAGGCTTATCTTTTAATAAGTCTTCTATTGAAGCAAATGTAGCCAACTATTATTTTCCTTTTCTCAACGCATTGATTCTTTTTCTGCCTTCATCTGCAGTTATTGTTCCTGCATTCACCTGAGATAAGATATCTTGTTCAGTTGCTGGCTCAGTTGGTGGTGCTAAACCTCCAAGAATATCTGCCGTTCCTTTAAGCTCACCTACTGTTTCTTCTCTTGTCCCAAAGAGACGACCTGGTACTTCTCTTTGGCTGATAGATAAGAATGGAAGTGGTTGTTCTGGAATATTTCCAGCTCTTATTTGCTGTTGCTGTAAAAGCGCGCGTGATCTTAAGTCAGTTTTTAAAGCATCTGCTCTTTCTTGAGTTATTCTTCCACCTACAACAGCTGTATCTATCTCTTTGAAAGTCTCGACAAGTTGTCTATTGAGATCAGACAGAGCTTGTCCTGGTGTAATTCTAGGTGCAGCCGGACCACGACCGGTAGTGTCTACTTTTTTTCTAAGCAATTCTAATTCTAATGGGGCGCGTTCTTGTGCTTGTTGTAATTGAAACTTTCTAAGAGGATCTTCCTGTTGAAGTCTTTGACCAATGGTCATTCTTGTGAGAGCATCTAGCAATTGCTGCCTAGATTGCTGTTGTTGTTGGACACCTCCAGCAACGCCCCCACCTATTCCTGCCAGGATAGCCGCAATGTCTCTACCGTTTGCCATTTTTACTCCTTAAAGAAACGATGAAGCAATTTGTTCTTTGACTGCTTCGGGGAGGTCTAAAGAATTTAAAAACTCAAGAGCATTGTTTATGATAGCCCTTCTATTTTCTTTGCTAATCTTAGGTGTTGCAGCAAGTTTAATAAGAGAATCAAGAGTCGCTCTATCTTCATCAAGTTCTAGTTTTTCTTGGTCTGTAATGAGTTCTTGTTCACTCAGAATGACCTCTGCCTTTGAGATTTCAGCATTGAACTTATTTAATAGTGCTGACTGCCTTGAATTTTCCGCATCTAATGAAAGTTGATCGGCTTGCAACTCTAGGCCTTGAGCCTTTAAATTATTAGCTTGGGCTTCAAAGAATGCGCTCTGTTGAAAATCTCTATCTGCTATTGAAAGACTAGAAGCGATCTGTTGAGCCTGTAATCCGAAGCGAGATTGAATATCAGCTTGAGTCGTACCAAGTTCAGTGGCTAGGCTTGTCAGAGTATTAAGTCTGGTTGTCTCGATTTCTCTTCTCTGTTGTTGTTCTTGGACAAGTTGACTTAAGGTCTGAGATTGGATCTCAGCTAGACCTTGGGAGGCTTGTTGCGTTTGGGCTCCAGATAAACGTCTTTGGAGTTCTTCTTCAGCACCAGCACCAATAAGACCTTTTTGAGCAACTCTTTCACCTAATTGTTCTCTTTGTTGTCCAAATGTAGGTTGAAGACCTTGGAGGAACGCTTGTTGTCTCTGAGAACCTAGTTGTTCTATTTGGCCAGTAAGGTCAGCTATCTGAGGAAGCTGTTGAGCAGCTCCAGTGGCTTGTCCTAAAATATCAGCTAACGAAGGAAGACTTGGTGCCTGGACTCCTGGGACTTGAAGTGGTCCAAACTGAGGTGCTTGAAATCCACCTTCAGGAATAAACCCACCTTGACCTGGCTGAAATTGGTCAAAAAATCCTGTATCAAAATTAGGAATCTGAGGAAGTGAAGGAAGAATAGCCCCACTATCAGGACTTCCTAATGGTATTGGAGTTATCCCTCCGGGAGCTTGGCCCCCTCCTTCGAATGGAATCCCCCAATTGCTATAGTCGACAGCCATGTTATTTCCTCCCTCTACGTTGCTTTAATCTTGCCGATCTTGCTTTCCTTCTTCTTCTTGCAGCATCTACAATACCTCCAGACAAACCTACGACTTCTTGTCCAGCGCCTTCAAAGGAAACACCCCTTGGTTGTGAAGGTCTTGCTAGGATGCCTCCTAAGGCCGTGAGACCGCCCTTAACACCCGCTGCACCCAATGTGGCTGCTGTGGATGGACGGAGGGCTTTAGTCAAAGCAGCGATGTCTGTAGCGGTTGTGGATGTCGGTGCTGCAGCGCCTGCTACCCCTAGACTTGGTCCGGTTGCTGCTGGAGCTGCCGTAGCTGAAGGAATGGCTGCTTCCAGAGCCCCAGGTATACCACCAGGGGTCACTGCCCCTGGAGTCGCTGCAAGGGCACTTAATTCAGGACTGACACCAAGAGTCCCTGGGAGTCCTAGACCGGGTGCTGTAGCTGTGGCTGCCTGACCTACCTGTATTCCAGGTACAGCCGCGGCTTGGGCCCCACCACCTGCGGCCTGAGCGCCACCTCCAAAGATAGAGGCAAGACCACCAGTAGCAGCCCCTCCAAGGGCTCCTAAGCCTACTCCAAGAGGTGAAGGCTTTTTACCTGTGATTACAGAGCCAAGGGCTGATCCACCGGCTCCACCTGCTGCTCCTAAGCCTGCAGTCGCCAATCCAGCTAAAAGCGGAGATGCTATCCCTAAGCCAGTTCCTAATGCAGTTCCTCCAACAGCTCCACCAATACCGGCTAGAATAGGTACAATTGGTGCCATATCATCCTCCGTATTCTTGAAAATACTTTTCTTTAGTCATTACGTAACGATTCTCGTCATGATACCTACCGCCATAGAAACAAGACTTTTTGTAAACAGCTTCTAGTTCAAAACATCCGAGTTCTGTTATTCGGTTCGTGTTCCTATCGTCAGCGGAGATAATGAGAACCATTCGTTCAATTCTATTATCTACGAATAAATATCTGCCTATCTCTTTCATTACATCAATACCGAAGCCTTCTTCCCTGCTGTCTTTTTCTAAGAAAACAGAGACTTCGCAAACAGAAGGTTTCTGCTGATATGTAAGAAATACAAATCCCTTACAGGAATCTATCAAGAGCCTTTTTGTATAAGAGCCCGAACAACAGTGTTCGAATTCTTCAGGCGTTAAGAGTCTGTCAAAGTGCCTGAAAAAGACTTCGTTCTCTGGGTCTTGATACCAATAGTAAAGCGGATAAATATGATCGTTAGTAAACGGTCTTAGCATAAGGTTTTAAGTAGAGGCACAGAGAGATAGAATCCCATGCCTGCAAACTTAGTTATTAGATCACTTACCAAGTCTTTATTCATCTCTTCGTAGTGTCCTTTTCCATGCTCTTTATCCCACTTCGTTTCGCAAGTCTTAGTCAGTCTGTTCCAATGGCCGTCGACCCAACCTTCGTAGTACAAGACATAGGCAACCCAAGCTGGAGCTGATAACCAGAACCAATCACCAAACTTCAGTATAGCCATGCTGAATACTGCCGCCCATAATCCTGAAGACAGGAAATGAACTGCTATGTGTCTGGCATAGTCCCACTTCTTCTTTAATGGGTTGTCTAGGTTTAACCACTTGATCTTACTACCTAGTTTTATCAACCATGCGTCTGGATCAAATGCCATTGTGACTCCTTATGGTGTTGGGTCAAAGCCGTAATATTGAACACGACCTCCTATGTCGTCCCCTGGGTCACTAAAATCATTTGCCTGAACTTGTCCCCCAGAAGTCGCTTTAAAATCGAACACCCTCACAGCAGAAGTGGGTATTTCAATTAACACTATGTCATCTGCTATACCTGTGATCGCAGCATACCCAAAGGGGACGAGATACCTAGAACTATAACCTGTGGCCCTAACCGGAACTGCTAGTTGCAGTTGAGCCGCAACATCCCCATTCGTGCAATTACCCGCAGACATAGTTGAATACTCATAAAAAATCGCGCCATCTGCCGCTATATGATAGAGTGCAATAATGCTACCAGATGTTGCCCAAGTTGGAACGTCATCGGCCAAATTACCACCAGCAACATATAGACGAGTGGCATAGTTATTTGTACCTCCGGCAGTAGTAATGCCACCATTCTGACCACCTGGAAAAGTCCACTGTGTCGCAAAGGTTCTCCTGAGAGAGTCGCTTCCGATACCATTGTGGGCGTTCGCTTCTAAGGTCCAATCATCCGTTGCATCTGCTCCCCTAGTGACACCGATAGAACCTAAGAGGGTAACAGGTAGACTTTGATGTTGCGATGCCGTTAAAGACGCTTCGAGAATGAATATGTTGTCTTCACCGCTCGTTGTGGGATCGTCTCCCTTAAATCCAATATTATTTGCACTGGCCGGAGTAGTTACCATAACGGGGCTTCGTGAAAAACAAATGAGTCCTTCACCTGCATTGTTGGGATCTTCATAACCATAAATAAACAAAGGCATTTCAGAACCCCAAGCAACTGAAGCAGTCGTTCCCAAGAGACCCATGTTAAGAGTCGTAGAGCCGTGTCCATCATCTTCGACTGTCTTTGGGGCATCGATAATAACCGTATTAAGTTGTCCTGATGTAGCACTTCTTACAGTAAAATGAGCTGGATTTGTTGAACTTAAAGCAGTCCCTTGAGCATCCGTAATTGTAAAAACATTGGCAGCCAGAGTAAATCCAAGGTTTGAAATCCAACCAGACGTATTTGCTCCTCCGAATTCAATGATTCCGCTTGTGTTGAGCTTAAGTAAATCAGCCATCTTTTCCTCCAATAAAACTAGTTATAAAATTATCTATCCACTTCCTACGATGAAAGCTCCCTCGTCATCAATATAAGAGATCAAAGACCCACCATCGTAAAATTCTGCAATGTTTCCTGTTGAGTCTTGTTGAATCCTAAAGCAAGTCGCTCCCGTTGCTGCGGTATTATCATTGACAATATCAACGAGAGTTCTTGTGTCGGTTTCAGCCGAATTACTTACTATATCCATTAAACCACCAGTAGTAAGAGAATCTCCGTTTAGCTCAAAAATGTCACCAGTGGTTGCCGCGGAATCAAGATCAAGACAGGTTGATGTACCAGAGATATTGATGGCTAATTCCCCAGTCATCGTATCACCTGTCGTAATTACGTGATTGGTATGGGGAGAGGCGGCTGCCGTGTGAGTGTTTACCTCGTCAATGATATTCTGCCATTCAGCATCATCATCGTCAGCTACAATTGTATCGCCTGTACTTCTGTCTTTTAATAATGAAATAGCCATTAGTCTACACTCCCTGGTCTAATAAATAGAGTAACTACAATATCTGCCGTTATGGGTGCCCAGCTAGAATCTGTTGTTATTTCCACCCCGACTGCTTGATTAATTAAAAAAGGATCGTTCTCATGCACCTGGACGCCTGAAGCATACGTAGTATTGGTTCCATTCAATACTGCTGATAATGTCGTAGACGCTGTTGAATTAATTACTGGAACAACAGTCAGTGTTCCTGCAGACCTTGCTGCATTTGAAGCTACTGATATTCCAGAGACGTTCCCTTTGTATGGAAACGTTATCTCTGTATTTGTCGACGATCCTATAAGATTTAATGCAACAGATGTCTGGCTTGCAGTTACATTTGTCTGTTCCCATCCACCTGCAGGAACAAGGATTTGGATGCCCATCTGATAGACATCTTTCAAGAACCCATCTAATACTGGTTCGCCTGTAATAGGCGGCGCTCTAAGTCTCATTTAGTCAGGCCGCATTATGGACCCAACGCCTTCCAATTGGCTTTGCGTCTATAATAAACTTTTCAATCTCAAATGGTTGGGCTGCGCTTTGGTTCCTAAATCTAACTTGAATAAAGCGAAATTCATTCTGAGCTATACTTTCCAGATCATCAAATCTTTGTGTTTGACCTCCATAAACTCCAGTTCCATAAACTCCGGTTCCATATATGGCTCCAGATTCCTGGAGGTTAAAATTAGAAGAACTACCAGAACCTGTAGAGAAATCTCTCCTAACTCTCGCCTGAACGTTGAAGTCACCCTCTGTCTTGGCAAACATTATCAGTTCTCTTAGAATCTTCACCTCTTGAGAATCACCAAGATCAAACCATTTTGAATCCCAAAACCCATCAATATCTATTCTTCTTGAAGATACATCATCTACAAAGAATTCTGATACTGCAGTACCAACACTCTCAAAGATAATCCTCGATGTCGTTTCAGTTGCTGTGAAATCTATCGAGTCTCTTGTAAATGCTGCAGCTGACTGGGTCGTTCCATTAACGGCGTCGGAACCGTCTGTATCCTGTTTGGCTAATCGAGCATCACCACTAGCAACCCATATGTGTGCCCAGACTCTATATCGCTGCCCTACGACGGTTGTAATGTCTTGATAAAAACCCTCATTGACAGCATCTGTTACAGCTCGTCTTGAAAAAGATCCATTTCTAGCTTGAGTAGCTGATCTTTCATTTGTTGTTGGGCTACCAAAATCTGTCCAGTTTGCATCAGCCTCCATGCTTCCGTTCGTGATTAATTCGGTTGTAAACTCAATTGATTCTTCAGCTTCATCAAACCTATAAACGATTGAATCATTGCTTCCGACATGAAGCTCATCAATATCAGTAGTAGAGTTCTCTACGATAGCAGCATAGTTTGCATTGATGTTATCTAGGGGCCAGATACCTCCCTTTCGGGTATCATAGATTAACCCTGCATCATTCTGAGAAGACCCTGAACTTGAAAAGAAACAATAATATTGATCAAGAGGCTTGTAATAAGATCCAACTGCGTTTGGAAATCTCGACGTATTCTGAGACTTGAGAAAGTCTTTTGCCTTGTCAGATAGTCTAATGACTTCAGAACCATCAAAAGCGTAAAGACCATCTTCTCCTAAGAAGATATGGACTTCCTTCATTACGCCTTGAACAAAAATCCTAGCTGACTTCAGAGTATATCCAGAAATACAGCCAACACCTTTTTTAAAAGACCTATCAACTGTCCATGAAGTCAATCCATAACCACTAACTACACCAATAGAATCAGACTTATAGACAATAAGTCTTTGTCCTAGTGGGAGTATTCCTGTAATGAATTGTCCATCATCTGCTTCAAACTCCCAGAAGTCATCAGTTGTGTCCCAAGACTCAGGAAGGTCTAAATCACTGTAATAGACTCTTGCAGGAAATGGGCTAGCTCCTACCTTAGCATTCCCAATACAAACACGACCATTGAAGGACGTTAACCACTGTCCTTTTGGTGGAGATCCACCAAGAGCTGCAGCATTCCCAGTCCCAGTCCATTTAATTGGATCATCACTAAGATTAGTTGCAATAACTATATCGTTAAAAGTTATTAACTGATGCTTTGCATCGCTGATTGTCAAAGCGCCTGTGATGTCAGCCCATGTCGTTCCAGACCTATTATAGATAGCGTCTTCTAGTATAACTACAAGATGCTGGGTAGCATCTCTCATCTGAAAGTCATGTATTCCATTGACCTTCTCAGACCCACCTGCTCCTTCAAGTTGGTCGTTGACACGGGTAATGCCAAACATCTTTTTCAAGAACCCATCAAAGTAATAGACATTCTCAGCGTCGGTTCCGTCTCTGTCTTCTATTTCTGTGCTAAGGATATTGGAATTCAATCCACCGCTCATATCCTGGATTGTAACTCCAGCTATGCCGACTTGTTCTTGTCCCAATTAATTATTCCTTTACGAAGAGATTATAAAACTTCCACCGAGAGACACTGCACCATCAAATCTTGAATCTCCATCATCGACCCAGAGAGCGTAAGAGTTTGTAAGAGTCATGTTGGCTCCAGCTGTAGGTGCTGCATCAATGTATACGGTGGCTGCCGCTGTGATAGTCAAAGCTCCGCCAGCATTTCCAATATATGTTGGTGCTTGAAATCTTATCTCACGCTGTGTTGCTAACGGCCCCGCACCTGCTGCCCATGTCTTACTTGCACTAAAATCAAATGAAGTGCCTATAACTTCTGTAGCGGCTGTCAGACCTGTATGAGCAGCACCTGTTATAGTTAAAGCTGTAGGCGTGCCAGAAGTTCCTATTGCTTGTGTAAACGTAAAACCACCACCCGGCCCATCAGTTATTGTTAAATCACTCGTTGTGTCGTTTCCTGTTCGTAGGATAAGATCCCATTCACCATTCGAGGATACAACACCCGCCGCAGCATCATCGCCGACATCGATAGCTCCGTTTGTCCCATCATGAAATATTGAAAACGCCTGAGTCAATGCCCCAGTCGCACCTGGATTTGCAACTTCAACTCCAATTGCCCCCAACTCTGTTGTGCTTGTGGGATCACCAATTACTCCATAAATCTGTGCGTAATCTTGCGCATTAGAAGCACTATCCTCTCCTCTGAATGTAATTCCACCCACTTGATCGCCTTGACCTGGACTTGCAGAATTTTGGTACAGGACCAGTTGCGCTCCTATCGCTCCAGCACTCTCGCTTAGTAATTCTACACCTCCAGCATTAAAAATAATGTCACCACCTATAGTATCGATATGTGCATCGGTCCCATCGTGCATAAGTAAGAGGCCATTATCTGCGTCTGTGTCCGATATAAAAAGGATTGGGTCGGTTGCTCCATTCCCAAGACCTAGATCAACTCCTATACCAGCACTTGAAATTCCAATTGCGAAAATAGGAACATTTACTGCCCCACCAGCAGGAAGACCAAATTTAAACATATTGGCGTTGGCATCAGAAGTGTCCCAAACAAGACGGGCGTCATTACTACTCCCAAACTTATATTGAACATCATCACCAACAGAATCAGGAATCTTTTTTCCATTAATATATGTACTCATCTATTCCTCCTATACCGCCTGCGTGACGATTCTTAACCCGTATGTTCTGGAATCAGTGTTAGTATATGCAACATCCAATTCATCCCCGCTTTCAAAGACTAAGTCTCCATCTGGAATAAATACTAGACTTGTAGCTGAAGTTGCTGATGGATCTTCCGTATAAAGAACTGCATCATAAGCAGAGCCATCATTTGCATTTAAGGTTACTGTAAAATTTTCAGAAGTTGTTGGTGCGGTATTGAATAAAAGAGTCACACTTGAAAGTCTAAATGCCGCACTAAGTGATGTACTTGTTGCGATAGCTGCAGATCCTGTCGCATTAGTGACAGTTAATGTTCTACGAATGACAGCAATCGTTCTCACGGCTACATTTCCGCTTACGCTCTCTACAAATTTATTATATTCTCTTTCTTTTCTACCTGTCGGTAACGCCATAATGGTCTCCTCTAAAAAAGTCTTTGTTGCCTTCTATGTTGGTTCAGTCTTTTGTTTGCATTATCAAAATACTCTTTGTCTATTTCACAAGTAGTGTCATTACCTTAAGATACCAAAATTACTTGGGAGCCTTCCAAGGGGCTTTGGAACCAAAGTTGTTTTGCCAATAACCGGAGCAAAGTCTCTTTTATGAGATTGATCAGATACTAAGTCTCTTATGTTCTGAGCAACCATGCCCCTTTTCTGTGTTGCTACATCAAATTCATACAAGAACTCATGGCCATAAGCTAAGGTCAGTTGAAGTAGAGTTGAATGCCAATTCTCTGGAAGATCGGGAATATCATCCCCATCTCTCAGTGGAACTGCATTTCTTATATATCTGACCAAGATAGTTCTTGCGCTGCTTGGAACAGGCCACAGTCTTATTGGCTGCATTTCTAAGAAAAGAAGCCTTGCAGGAATCGTTACGTTGGTTACAGCAGCCGCATTACTTGTAGCAGTAATAGTCCCTGCCGTCGTAGCTGACTTTGAAATTCTCCTAAGAGAAGTAAAGCTCGTACTCCCAACAACATTTACAGTCCCATTCATTGTGAGATTTTCAGCAACCTCTACGCCGCCTGCCGTCCCTATGATTTGAATGGTCTGAGTTGTATCTGTGTTGTCATCAGATACGACAGTTATGGCAGAAGCAGACGATGGCTGATTCTGAATGTATGAGATTCCGAATAATGAATAGAAGTTTGGTGATCCGCTATCGTTTAGTTCAGGATCAAACGTTTCGATTTCGGTTTCTGACAGTTGAGACAATCTAATACTGCCTGTCTGATCAACAACAGACAGGATCTTGTTAATAGAAGCCTCAATGTTGTACTGCCTTTGTGCTGAAACTGTTGTAAATGTTGTAGTCTCTTTTCCATATTCAGGATCTAATGATCTCCATAATTCAAGATGAGCAAAGTTTGCCCATAAGTCGATTCTGTTCTGAGCAATAAGACTGCTCTTAAGGTTAGCTTTAACCTCTGTTCTTATATCAGATAGTTTAATGGACATAGTTTTTATCCCTCAAAAGAAAGGCCCCCGATGTGGGGGCCAATCTGTTAGACTTGGGGGGAAATAACGATTAATTAACCGCTTTCACTTTTTTAACTTCTTTTTCTGCTTCTTTAGCTTCTTCTTTTTCCAACTCAAGTAGTGCGGTTAGTTCTTTATGCGCACCGTCGATTCGTTTTTGACGTTCTTGAATTTGGTACATAGCCTGATCGATTTCTTTACGTTTCTCGCTTAGAACCTTTAGTTGTCCTGCAAGCTCCGCAAAGTCATCTTCCTTACTTTTTATACGTTTTTCTAGTTCGTCTTTCACTTATCCTCCTTTAGTTATCCTGGGACATATCATTTAATTCTTCTTCAAGTTGGCAACCTTTGCAGGTTCATCTTCACCTAAGAGATCTTCGATCTCCTTATAAGAACCTTGCAGTTGTACTTGCCTTACCTGAATTTGAGAAAGCTTCTGGTCGATTTCTTTGCGACTCTGTTGGAGTTTTTCTGCCTCCTCCTTCAAAGATTCAAATTCACCTTCCAGCGTTTTCTTCCTCTCTTCTAATTTGGCCTTCACGTGCATCACCTCACTTTCATTGTTTATTCGTTTATTGACTTAAGCATAACCAAGAGGTTGCGCCTGCGCTATAAACAACCTCAATAACACCATTAGCTGCATAAGCAGTCCCTAAGTTAGCGGCTGGATTTGTGGACAATGTAATTCCAACAGCTCCGCCACCAGCATAATTAAGAGTGTTAGCTCCAGCTTGTAGTGTTTGTGCAGCTAAATCGATTGTCAGCTTTAATCCATCAGCTAAAGGAATTGTATCTCCAGCAGCATCAGTAACAGCTGCGACTGTGATAGCATTAGGTGCGCCAGCAGCTTGCACATAGTTTGAAGCAGTTGCTTGAACATTTGTTCCTAAGAATGAAGCGGATTCAGCAAAATGTGCTCGTCCTGTAGAAACATTCAATGCTTCATTGTTTGTTGAATCAATCTGTACTGCATAACTTGTTGCCCGTGTAGCACCTGTTTCCAAGAACCGTCCACAAACACCAACATTAGCTGCAGCAGGTTGTGCGCTTGAAGAAGCCAACAACACATGGCCTCCAGCAGCAGGAATCCCTGTAACGCCTAATTCAGTTACAGCTCCAGAAGGAGCGATGTCTCCTTCAATGACAAGCCCTTGAAAAGCAGGATCTACATTATCTGCTACAACATCAAGAGCTGTACCAGCATAAGCTCCAGCAAAATTCATCTCGAGAATAACAGCATCATCTGTTCCAGCTACATCAATAGCAATACAAGCAGCAGTTCCTGCAGCAGGGGTTAAGTTCAGATCAATAGTATTGGCATTAGCTCCTGCTGGAGTATCTGTAATCTCAATCAATGAAACTGTTCTAGCTCCTGAACCAACCAACTCAATGGCTGTACCAGCAACAGCGTTAGCCATTGTACAAACGATTGCACTACCTGTGTAGGCAGCAGCAAAGTCGAATGTTAAGATGTCAGCGTCATCAGTTCCTGCAATATCAATGTCGATAACTTGAGTCGTTCCAGCAGCAGGAGTAATGTTTAAATCGATTGTGTTAGCTGCAGCACCTTCTGGTGTATCGGTGATTTCAATCAAAGATACAGTACGAGTGCCAGCTCCTGTAACAACCAATCCTTGCGCACCAACAGCAGTAGTTGTGTCGATAGCAACAAAGTCTCCAGTGTAAGTACCAGAAGCGTTACAAGCAATAATCGGAGCAGTACCAGTTGATACGTCAATATCAACAATACCACCACCAGCAACAGACGCTGCAGCAGCATTTAGATCAATAGCAGCGCTTGCTGCTACGTTTGCAATGTCAATGGCATCACCAGCATTAGGTGCGATATTCAAAGTACCGTTAGAGATACTAATGTCACCAGCTGTTAATGTGATTGCATCACTTGCGGCTGTTCCTGAAATTGTGATTGATCCATCTTCATCTACGTCAAAGACGGAAGTTCCATCTACCGTACAGTTAATGATGTTTCCGCCAGTTAATGTGGCAGCGTCAGCTTCTACTTGAAGAACATCGCCAGTAGTAACAGTAGATCCATCAATTAATAAACCATTGCCAGTTGTTGCGGAAGTGGTGAAAACGCAATCACCTGATAGAGTAAACCCATCAACAGATCCTAATGCCATACTTGTAATATTAGCAGTAGTGATATTAGCAGTAGCAAAAGTAGCTACGCCAGCAGGACTAACCGACCATCCTGCTGTACCTGTAACATCATTACCAGTACCTGTGTTTGTGAAAGCTAAAGCTGCTGGATTATTTGTCACATCATTTTGAACTAATGACAAAGCTGCGTTATTAGAAGTATTTGTAACTGTAATTGCGACAGCACCACTATCTGCAGTGATTGCTCGTCCTGATCCAGCTCCACCTTGGTCATAAGCATCATCAAGAGTGTTATCCCCTGATCCCGCAGAACCAATTGTAGTCCATGAACCCGAAATAACTGCTTCCAAACGATCATTCGTGGTATCGTATGAAAGAGTACCATTCGTTGAACTGGAAGCAGTCGGTTGGTTTGCATTTGTTACGTTTGGAACACGCATACCTCTATTGTCACCAAACGGGCCAGTGGCGGGATCTTCTTCCATGCCTCTGATGCCATTTCTCCATTTAATAGCCATTTAATTCTCCTGTAATTAGCCCTCCGATAAATCGGAGATTCGGTTTATCCCCCACTAAAAAAGGGCCCCTGCAAATGCAGAGACCCTTCCTTGTGGGATTCCCTAATTATTGTTTAACCACCGTCTAGGATCTTGTTTGCTTGACCACATCTGAGGTCAACCATAATCGTCCTTAAGACAGTATCCGTTGTGAGTTGATGCATTGCTTTACCGACAGCGAGATCAGCGTCATCTCCATTGCTATCATTCACAGTAGCAGTAAAGGCAACAACGTTTTCCAAATCAGGAATTGTCGTTCCCGCAGCCACCGCTGCAACAGTTGGATGGATTCCGAAGAATTGAACCCAACCATAATCGTATTGATCTTGCGCTGCCATGATAACACCAGCAACAGTACCGGAAAAATCACCGTTCGCTGAATCATTAACTGCCCAAGGCGTAATAATGACAAAGTCATCATTGTCCGCAGGAGTTGCTGAGAATGCATCATCAGAATCGATGGTAATTACGGTTGCCGTATTAGCAATAATACGACCTGTTTCACCTTCTGGAGCTGCACCGGCTCCACCAACATCATCAAGACAGTTCAGGAAACTATCGATATGAATATCTGCAGTTAATCCTGAAGTCTCAATTCGTGTTGTGGCGTGAGTCGTTCCAGACTCAGCGATGTTATTAACCGCAACATTTACTCTGTAGGACGATAATTGTCCTGCAGTCATTCCACCAGATTGGTCAATGCGGCAATACTGAAAGCCACGAAAACCATACTGGGGGTGTCTGTCCCAACGGATAATACCCTTGGATTCAAGGGCCGTAGAACTAGAACTGTTAAGCGCGGTCGCCCATACTCTAGTAGGAGCGCCAGCAGCTTCCAAAATTGAACTAGCTTGAATAGTCATTTTTGCTCCTTTCTCAGGTGACACCCGTTAATCTGCCGAGTGCGCGTCTGTTGTCAGTGATGAGTTGACCACGGAAAACCAGCTTGGCCGTTGAGGATTTCTGATCGACAGGTGTTTGAAATTCATCAAACGTAAACTGTCCGTCAGTATCTACAACAAACTTAAGCCAATCGAAGTTAATAATATACAACTCACCCGCAGTCATATCCGCATCAAACATGATGGGCTTTCCTTTGAAGACAAGTGAAGTTGCGCCACGTGCTAACACGTCAGGATTTTCATAACGAACATCAGGATCTTGTTCAGCCTCGTACGCCTCAAAAATAGCTTGAGTCGTTAAGGTGAGATCAGGCGTTCCTTGACCCTGTCTGATAATATCATTCCACAGACTTCTCATGTTGGTCATTCCGTTTGAAGTGAATGCGCCAACTGAAGTTGTTTCCTGAGATTGCCAGAACGTATCAGTGGAACTATCAATTCCACCAACAGTACCTGTCGTAGTGATTAGGAATGGTAAGGAGTTTAAATCCTTACTTGCTGGACTAACCACAAACATATCGGAGTTCATCCGATCTTTCATCGACATAAGAGCAGAATTTCTCCTATGCCTTAGAAGATCGAAGGTCCGAACATCATTCGTAGCTGTTTCCCGTTTTTCTTCCCAAAGGAGAGTTACTGTCGCACCATAGTTCTTGTACGCAAACACAGCTGTCTGTGTCGTGTCCTGAACTGAGGTGTCGAAAGTGTCATTTCCTTCAAAGGAGTCAACGGTCGAGTTTTGCTCTGTTTCAACAATGATCATTGACTGACGTCCACCGTCGATCACCGTTCTACGGCCCATAAGTTCCTTTAGAAGCGGCAGCTCAACGAAGACGTTGTCAACAGGCTCATTCTTGTCAATACGCGATAAGAACATCGAGAGACGTTCATTAGTTCGCGCATTGTCAATCGCAATCTGTGACATTGCTCTTCTCCTTTATCTGGGAGAGAAGAGATCAGGTCTATCTCGGCGCATATCTGCGATCATATCTTGCTTTGAACGTCTTCCTTGTTTTTTCTCTGGAGAAGTTGGCGTTGACTTTCTTGGTTTTTCAGTCGCCGCCTCTTTCTTTTTTTGTCCAGATTTAAGAGCGTCTTGTTTTGCTCTCTCTAGGAGATCGTCTGTAGCCATCGACAGGAATGCGGATTCTAAAACCTGTTTCTCATCCATCCCTTTGTTTACGAGACCCTGAAAAGGACCTGTAGCGACAGCATTAAGTATTCTCTGAGAATGCTTATCCCAAACCTCACCATATTTTTCTTTCATGGTTCGATCGGCTCCTGACCATCGATCTCTAGCAATAGGAGCGGAAATTCTTTGGATCTCCGCTGCTAACTTTTGATCGTATTCTTTACGCATATTATCTTCGCGCCAATGGTCTCTTTGATCTAAATACTCCATTAGATCGTCTGAACTTTCGAGCCTTTTAGGGGTAGGCATCTCACTCTTTTGTTGAGCGCCTTGAACACCTTGCGGGCCTACTTGACCCATAAGTTGCAAACGCGCTTTTTCTACCTCCTCTTGCCAATTTGGAGATAAAATTGCGTTTCTTACGTTTTCAGTAACGTAATTCAGTTGTTGTTCAACCTGAGTGAGCTTTTCAGAGCTTCCTCTTGCCTGCTTCAGTTCCTCGGACTTCTTGTTGTACTGAGTTTGAATGTCCTTAATCTTTCGTGCAGTTGGTTCATCCAAACCATTGGTATCCCACCAATTATCCGTTGTAGATTCCGCGGTGGATTGGCTATCTACAGCGGCTTCAGAAGTCGCTTCAGGTTGATCAACTGATTGACTAATCTCCGTAACTTCGGGCTGATTAGATTCTTCAGAGATTTCCGTAGCGGTGTTTTCCTCTGCCATTCTTCCTCCAATAAAAAAGGCGACCATTGAGGTCGCCCTTTCCATCATCTATGTTAATAAATCTTATCTTGCTTTCGGTATTGAGTAGATTGTGCCGCGCTTTTCTTTTCTCACTGAACTGTCGGCTCTTACCCAACCCTTATCTTTTATTGCCTTATCGTGATGACTCTTCGACTCAACAACCTTATCTAAGTGTTCACAATAAAATGGATACCTCTTCCTTTCATATCCACCATCATGACGAAGAGATCGTATCTCTTTTCTTAAAGAGATTCCACATTCGTCACACTCTTGGTTGTTCATGTCTTTAACAGAAGAATGTCTTTCTGATTCTTCATGACAGACATCACAAAAGTACTCGTATAAAGGTGACATTACTGTGATAAGTTGCTTGTAAACCCTCCTGCTAATTCAGGTTCTGTTTGCGCAGCTTGAGGTTCAGGTTGAAACCCAGGGCCTTGTTGCTGTTGACCTTGCTGAAGTTGCTGGAGTTGTTTTGGGTTAATTTGACCAGACAGAACTCCCATTAAGAATTGGTGCATCTGAGCGTGCCTTAACATTTCGTCAGCCTTTTGATTGTCTCCTGCTGCCTGCATCTCTTCAACGAAAGGCATATGAATCTCTAAGTGGGCACGATGATCTTCGAGAGTTCTTGGATCTAAAATTCTCTTACCGTTACGAACAAATTCATTTTCTTGTTCAGGATCGAATTCAAGATGCGCAACTTCAGGACGTTTCTTGAATTGCTCAATATTAAGATCCATCTGTTGAAATAGTTCTTTAGAGAGAACAGATGTATCGATCTCTCTTAACATGGGTTGTAATGCTGGATGAGCAGCCATAATATTAAGAGCATTAATCAATTGTTGGACTCTTGATTGAGACATGAACCTGACAGACTGAACATCGAAATCAAAATCAAATTCTCCTGCAATGTCATCTTTAGTAAAATCAACAAACTGAAAACCTGTTTCACCTTCTACACGGATAGTCCTTTCCCTGTCGTAGTATTGTTGAATGAGGGCTGCGACCTTTCCGGTAATATTTAAAATAAAATCTTTAACAAAACCTAAGAAGTACTCTCTTCTAATCGAAGCGTCTGATTGTTCAAAGGTAGCTTCGGTAGCTGACTTTCTTCCTGAAGTTCTTGGACGTTGAAAATCTGGAATACCCAAGACTCTGTCCATTAATGATTGTAGGGAATTAATTACATTGAAATAATCATTGCCCATAGGAACGGGAGGATGCTTTTGAACCCTATTTTCTCTTAAGGCTGTATTCCCTACAGGTAAAATAGATCCTTGTTCACCATCTACCCATAACTGCATTTCATCTTCATCAAGAGCGCCTTTTTCTGCAATGACCTGTCCTGGAAAGATGTCTAGGTGACGGATCATCTTTGTAACGGTTTCGTTTAAAGCAACGGCTTCATCCTCCACCATTTCAATCATTGGGATTCCGCGGAATGCATCTATGTCTCCAGCAAATTTAAGAATGACAAAATGAGATCCAGTAAAGTCATGTGGATTTTCCCTAGGATCTCTCAAGAACTTTTTAGAACTCTTGGAAACGGTAGAAATCTCATTTTTTAACAGATCGTGATATTCAAATATGGTTGCAAACTCTCCCTTGATTTCTGCTTCTTTTGTTCCAGCTCGCTTCTTAACATTTATAGGAAGTTCAGCTTTTAGATTTTCTTCGTCCGTGTTTTTATACACATCGGAATCTCTGACTTCATCTATGGGCTTAACAGTCCTATGGACTAAATAACGAGCGTCATTAACGTCAGTAGCGGCAGGATCAAAACCAAAATCGAGAGGAGATACTCGCATAACGAAAATGCCTTCTTCTTTAATCCTGGTTGTATCGTCTGACTCTTCCGGCGATTCAATGTTTGGATCTGTTTCTGTTTCAACTCCGTAACCCACCTTCATAACTCCAAAACCATAGAACATGGTATCTTGGACACACTTTCTTATTTCTTCTGCAAAGCGAATATCATTTAAAGTCTTGTTTAAGACTGACTCCATTAACTCAGTGGATCTCCATGTTGGAACAGCTTGATCTTCACCTGTTGGAGTCTTAATAAAAATGTTTTTGCTCTTTGGCTTAACTCTTATAAATGGGTCTCTTACACCGGCCAAATTGGGAACAATGAGATTAACAAAGTTATAGACTGAATTGACAGTAAACCTTTTCCTTGCTGTATTTTTTGAATGATATTTCCCCTTAAAGAAGTCGAGGAATCTTTCGGACTTGTCTTTCCAGTCGTCTTCATCCTGAAAGTTAAAAGCCAATTCTATATTCTCTTGAATCTTTTTAACTTTATCTTTTTTGGATTTAGAGCCCTTTTTTTTATCAGCCATTCATTCTCCGAAGTTTATGATTTCCCCACGTTCCACCGATGACTTTGGCGGTCATCTTTCTTTTCTTGTAATCGTCCCAAAAGTAATCAAACCCATCTTTAGGAAGATTCTTTGCTGACGTTCCGCCTTCTCGTACGAACTCTAATTGGGAAGCCAAGGCATCGATCATGTCGTCATGCTTCCCTGTAGGAAAAGCGAGTAACTCACTCTTAAGAGCGGTCATGCTTTTCTTAATAAAAACTTTTTTCTTTTCGAAATACGGTTGAAGTCTTTCTATCCGAAAACCTTTCCGCATCTGACCAACTGAAATTTCTTTAATAAACGGATAGATATTCTGAGAACTACATTCCTCGTCTAACGCAAACCTTAGGACTTTTTGAAACCCGACAGTTTCTATCCCTATGATTTCAGGATTGTACTCTGCGTTATGTCTTAGGATCTCTGTGATCGTTTCTGCCGGGAGCATCCTCTTTTGAGTAACGTCGACAACGTAAATGTTTTTGTCGGCATCAACTGCACAAGTGACGATCGCAGTGTAATCTGGATCTGATCTAAGATCGACAGAGATAGCAGGGTCAACAGTAGTAAAGTAAGCGCAAAGGGATGGTTCTTTATCAAAGTATCGGATGTCTTCTTCTTTAAAAGTCCTCCACTCTTCTGGTATTGGGTTGTTTTGGTACTCTTGTTCGAACGCAGCTTCGCCAATTTGATCTTTGCGTCGAAGTAGCTCTTTCGGTGACCACTTGGATGGCCAGATTGATTTACCGTCATCTAAGAGCGCCTTGTATTTACGAGTCTGCCATCCTTCTGGAGGCTCTTTTAAAATATTGGCAAGCAAAGCCTCTGGGTGGAGCAAGGTCCCTATCATGATCAATTGACCATGAGGGTCCATGGTTCCAGTCAGAGTTTTTAAGAACCAATCTTTTAATTTTTTTCGTCCGGTCTTAGACCAAACAGCCTCATCAGATTCCAAGTCGTCTATGAGGACCAGATCGGGTCGGAAGCCTCTGATTTTACATTCAGCACCGCGCGCACGCATAACGGCGCCGTTTTTCAGTTCTATGTGGTCTTGTCTCCATATCCCGGATCTCTGGTCCCCATAATCGGCTAAGATCGATTGGTTGGACTCTAATTCTCGTTTTATTTTACCTAACCACCACTCTGCCAAGTTGGAGGCCGCCGACACCATCAAGACATCTTTGGATCTTCCCTCTAACACTTGGTAGAGTGGATAGAAGATAGAGAAGTAGGCTGACTTCGCAAAAGACCTCGGGGCGGCAACGGCTAGTCTTTTGTAAGAGATTAGCTTCGTCCACTCCTGATGAAAGTCTGGTAAGTCTCCGTCTTCTCTATTTGTTAGGTAATCACTTAAATGTTCAAATATGAAGGCTTGAAAGTCTAGAGCCCTCTCTAAGCTATTCACTTATAGTTGGTGTGTCCTCTATAATTGACTTTTCTTTAATGACTTCGGGTACAGTCTCAATGACTTTGGGTTGCTCTTGAATTTCAGGTTCTTTAGGTGCCTCGACTTTGACTTCAGTCTGAACGGCTTCCTTTACAGAAAGACCCTGACAAACGCCTAAAAGTTTGTTGGTGGCGGATTCCTTCAAGTCGTAGATCCATTTTCCGGTCTCACGGATTCTTCCCATGTTGTCACGTTTTTGAATGGCTCGTCTCTTAGTAATGGTGTCTTGGACTACAATGGGGTTTTTGCCCGTAAGGCACCTATTCCCATCATAAAGTCCTACGACGTACTTGACTTGCTCCATCTGACCCACTCCGTTACGACCTCCCTCATACATAACTACGAGGACTTGAAAACCTTCGGGAGTCGTGTACTGACCTAGTGACGTAGCCTCAATAACGGCTTCCCAACCTCTTTTCACTATAACTACTTCTTTACCTCTGATGGGAGCGACGTAGGACCATTCCTGTTTTTCATTGCCAATCTCAGCGATACAGCGGTCTCCTCTTTCATGGGTCCAACTTGTCTTAAGGAAATCGAATACTTCTTTGACACCGCCTCCGAGCAGTGTATTTTTCATTTCTCGGCGTTCTTTCAAGGAACCTCCTTTAATACGTTAGTTATTGACTTTGTAGAATTATACTCGTAAAATCTCATATATATGGATTACAAGCACACAAAACGACCTCGCTTAAGAAAGCGAAAGATAATCCAAATACATGAAATTGCTGAATATTACGGGGTAAACCCCGCGACGGTCTCTAGAAGGCTTAAAAAATCAGGTCTTTCTCTCTATGACGTCTGTGATACGATTAAGTTTATAGCTCACTACCATATCTCGTATCCCTCAGTTCTCACTAGAGACAAGTAACCTCTTCAATACCTCATCAACTAACTTATCTAAGTCTATAGAGTTCAAGACTCTATCTACGATTAACTCTATATCATCTTCACAGTCTTCTACAACGCAGTGTGTTATATCCATAATTTTTGTAATATTTTGTAGAATTTACCTAACCACTCACAAAAACTGATTTTTTATTAAAATTTACCTAACTGACTCTTTGGGGTAAGACGGCTTCCCGCGAGACTCCCCCCCCCAGGGCCTTCTCAAGCCCGTGGGAGTACCCTCCTTAAAAGATCTCTTTGTTAGGTAGGCCTAGGTATTACTTTAGAGGGAACGTTGATCCTAGGTGCCTTGACGCTTCAATAAGAGTAACTTTGCTAGGTCGCTCCTTTTCTCTTCTCTCTCTTGGGGGGAGATGCCTTGAAAAGTCATGTCTGACTTTTGCTCAGTCCTACGGGCTAGGCCTCCTCTGTCCATGATAGAGTCAAAGATCTGGGCTGATACTGAAGGCTTGGTAGTCTTCTTATTGGCTAGGTCCCAGCTAGCTGTCAGGGCTTTTCTAGCCAAGTCATTGGCCTTAGACTGTAGAGACTTGCGGTTCTTCTCAGACTCTTCCGCTAATTCCGCTTTGTACTTCTCAAGGTAGTCTCTTAGAGGTCCCTTTTCTCCGAACCATGCTTTGACTGTAGAGATACACAGCCCCAGTTCCGTAGAGATAGAATCAAAGGTAACTTCCTTTGCTCTATATTCCACGGCTTTTCTACGTTTTTCTGTTAAAGAAGAGAGGACACTCATAGTCTGAAGCTAGCCTAACACATAATTAGGGCTCTGGTACATATCGTTAGTACAAAATGATATAGAATGATACTTAGTTATACGTCTATGTTATCTAATGCCTGTACTACCTCTCTGCTCAATAAGTCTACTAACTCTCCTATAGTATGAGACATACTTGATTTTACTTGGATTTCCCGGACTTGGTTGGGGAGTGAGACGAAGATAGTCTCTGGGGTTACTTGGATGATTATTCTGCTGAGTTCTATGGTCATTCAGCCAATTCTTTTAAAACTTCCTTCAATAGCTTGTGCGACATCTTCTCCAGCTCTGCTACTCTCCGCATAAGAAGGAGCACCCCAACCAAATGCTCTCTCTTGATATGGATGCGGTTGCCCCAGCGTTCCTCATGGATTTAGGCTTATCTGTCATTCGTCTGGGTGCTCTTCTTTAAGTCTTGGATCTTCTGGGAGTCCACGTTTATAGACCAGCCGTCCTTTATGAAATGACCGCATTTACAGACTATTAAGACTCTTTTAAGGGTGAAAGCGGCGGATTTATCCAGTATCCCGACTGTGATTTCTTCGGAGTTGATCTCTAATCTGTGAAAAAAGAAATCGTGGACGATGCCCAATTTAACCCTCGAAACCCCTCCTTTGTCTCATAAACTGAGTGTTTTGTCAATAAAACTCTAGGGTTATAACCACGCAAATATTTCCTTATTCTCTTTGCAATAACGCTTGACATACATACCTCTTGCCTGTAAGTTGGGTGCATAACAAACAAGGGGAGATACAAAATGACTATCAAACTGCAAGACCCAGAGACCTTAGAGGTCATTAAATTGCTTGTCGATTCACTCGACCAGGCATTCAAGGCAGCGAAGAGACTCCAATTGATTTTAATCATACCGGAGGGGGAATAATATGAAGATCACAAACAAATGCAACCGTCAGGGCCGTGTAGCCGGGAATAATGAATGGCTCGACTCCATTAATGGGGCTGACGCCGAACGGTTGGCCGATTGTATCAAATTTGCAGCAAATCACGCCCTTGAGATAACCGAGCATACGCAATCAGGGCTCAATGAGGGTTCAGGCAATGTCTGGCTATGGGATGAAGATTGGCCAGCTTGTGTCTACACCTCTATAAGTTTTGACACCCGCATGTCCTGGTCTTGCCCTGAGTGCGGAGAAGAGGTTGACTGCGACACACCGAAGCAAGCGGATGAACTCAATGAGCATTATAACGAGGTCGACGGTTGCGTCGAATGCAAGTTTGGAAACAAAAGCTTGGCCGATGTGATGAATAAAGGAGACAGGGGGAATAGACATGAATAGAACTTACGAGCGAGTCAATGGCATCATAATCGATGCCTTAGAGAATGGCACGGTGCCCTGGCAAAAGCCGTGGGCGAGCGTAGATGCGAACGTCCGCAACTTCGTGAGTGACAAGCCGTACCAGGGGATCAATCACTTGATATTGAACTGCACGGGCTTTGTAAGCCCGTATTATATGACCTATAAGCAAGCGACCGAAGCCGGCGGACAAGTCAAAAAGGGCTCAAAGTCGATGCCGGTAGTATATTGGAATTTCGTTGAATCGAAGAAAGATGCAACGAAACGCATCCCGTTCATTAAACATTTCAGCGTGTTCAATGCCTGTCAAATAGACGGCATCGACTTCCCGGAACCAGAGAAACGCATCGACTTTAAGCCGATAGCCAAGGCCCAAGAGATAGTGGACGGGATGCCGAACGCGCCCGCCATCGTTCAAGGTGAGGCGAGAGCGTGGTACGCTCCCTCCAAAGATACGGTCAATATGCCGGATGCGGATCTATTTAGCTCCCCGGAAGAGTATTACTCAACACTCTTCCATGAGCTAGGCCACTCGACGGGTCACGCCTCAAGGCTTGACCGCAAGAAAGGCATGGAAGCGACGCGGTTCAAGTCGCATGAGTATTCCAAGGAAGAACTGGTTGCGGAGCTGACCAGCGCGTATCTCTGCGCTGACTCAGGCATCGACAACACGATAGCCAACAGCGCAGCGTATATCGAGGGATGGCTGAAGGCCCTCAAGGACGATCACAAGCTCCTGATAGGAGCCGCTGGCAAGGCTGGACACGCCGCCAAGTACATCCGGGGAGAGGAATAGTTTTCCCCTACCCGCCCCAGGTGTTGCTTCGGTTCGAGTCCGAAGGGCGGGTTATGAATAACAACGAAAGGGGAATAGATATGAATAAATGTGACGAATGCGGAACCGAAAGCAATCAAGTCAAAGCCGGTCGGTGGATCTTCTATTGCCCGGCTCACAAACAGGCCGACCTCGACAAAACGTATGACAATGAAATTGAACCCTCGCTTGAGTCCGGCGAGCTACCACTCGATTTCGACGGGGATATTTTGGAGGTATTGATATGAAAATAAACAAAAACAAACAGCAAAAACTTTATAACCTATTAGATTCAGCTATTGACATTCATTCCTATACGGCAGGCAAAATGAAAAACCCTAATTGTGATAACAACAAATGCTTGAGCAAAACGGGAGAAATCCGGGTACTTCCGACCGGGGGAAGTAGCAATGCGATCCTGTGTCAAGCGTGCTTTGCTTATGAGATACAATATCGGCGAGAGCGGAACCAATCCCTTGAAACCCGAAACAGATTTAAAATCCCGCAATGGAATAACTTAGAGATATACGACGCTAAGTAATTGATAACAACGAAAGGGGAAAACAATGAGTAAACACACACCTGGACCGTGGAAACCTATCACCAAGACCTATACGGATCGGCGCGGCGAAGTCTTGATGATTGAAAATGGAACGGATGCAGTTGCCGAGCTTGTCAGCCTGTATAGGCCACTAGAAACATATAAAGACTCAGTTGCCGTTGAGGCCGCCGAACGCAAAGCAAACGCTAATCTCATTGCCGCCGCGCCGACAATGCTTGCCGCGCTGGATGACCTGTGCGGACCCGGCGGTCAGCACGAGCACGCTTGTGACAAGGCAGAGCATGACAACGACAGCGGGTGCATCTGGTGCTGCGCCCGTGAAGCTATCGCCAAAGCGGAGGGGACAGGACATGGAGACTAATCAATTTGATATTTACGATGTTAGGGCTGCAGAATGCACCTTATCACCAATAAAATGCCTAGCTTGTGGATCATCGGAAGTAACCTATCACCAATATATTGGGGATGCCTATTGTGCCGCTTGTGGAACGTGGCAACTTGAGGAGGGAACAGCATGAAGGTTAAAATAAAAAGAAAGGAGTTGCTGAGGTTATTAAAAAACAATAACTTTTTGACCGTAGCTCCTAATATTATAGCCAATGTATTTCCAGAAGAAATAGAAGTCGAGGCGGAGCCGGTAACTCACCCAAATGATTACACACAAGAGCAACTAACCGACCACGAGAAGTATGGTGTGTGTACAGGTGACAACGTGTGCTTCTTTTGTAAGGACGGGGGGTAAGCATGAGTGAACCAGGAGAATGCGATACCGATATTTATGACCTTTATCCTGACGTGTGTCCTCATTGCGTAGACTCGTTTGGAGCTGGGGCTGTACATCACGACGACATGGAGCATCAAATGGGTGAGCATGAGATAGACGACCCAAAACGAGGGACGATCAAGATATGTGAGGATTGCTTCGAAGAGTGGAAGCTTAACCAAAAGCAACTGACCGACCATGAGAAGCATGGTGTTTGCAAGGGTGAGAACGTGTGTTTCGCCTGCCAGGACGGTGGCTGACATGAAAGAGCAAAACAAACATGAGCCGGAAAAGATCGATCTGCTGGAAATTGTCGAAGAGCCTACCGGCAAAAAAGACGAAGAGACCTTAAGCGAATGCTGCTGCGCTCCGTCATTTGGTGAAGTCTTTGAAGACGAAGGGGTTTGCTCTGATTGCAAAGAACACACCGTATTTATTGAAGCCAGTGAGATTGAGCATGACTGTAAATCAGGATGTACCTGTGGGAGGGGAAACGATGATTTTTAAGAACGAAAAGATAAGAGAAGTTGGAAGTGATTTAATCAGTTTTGCATTTGTTACGGCATTTGTTCTGTGGCTGGCATTCTTATGAGGTTGAAATGACTAAGGATAATATTAAACGGACTTTTATAATTGGTGAGGAGCAGTATCAATTGCTGAGGAAAATAGCCTTCGAGCTTAAACTCTCTCAGTCTGAATTGGTTAGGGAAGCTCTTGACAATCTTTTGCACGGATATGAGTGGAGATTGAAATCAATAAAAGAGGGTGAAAATGATTAGGGGCGGTAGTCTAGGCGTATACCACAGCGTATCTCCCCCTAAAAGAACGCTGCTTAGGCTACCCCCCATCTTTTTGGGGGTAAACATGGGTGACTTGATTGATAATATCCTGCGAGGGGTATTCGTAGCAATTGGGGGATTGATTGTGTTGGAAATATTTCACTTAATCGGATGGTTCTAAAGCCCAGGAGGCAAACATGGATAAAAAATACAAATCAGAAACAACGAAAAGAGTAGCTGAAAGAGCGCTCAACGTAATGATAAAGAAACTTCAAAACGATGAGCTGGAATTTAGCGTTAGCGATTGCGATAAAGGCCGCTACATCTTTTCTATCTCGGAGTTCGTAGACAAGGTTGAAGAAGAGCGCTGCGAAAGACACGACGAATATTATCAAGAATTGTGGACCGACCAACCTCCTCTTTGTGAGAGTTGTTTCGAAGAACTAAATGAGAAATTGCCTCTCTATACTTCTGACGCAAAGGATAGAATCGTTGATTCCCATGCTGAGGCGGCAGAAAAAGTGGCAGAGGAATATCGTGAAGCAGTTCTTTCGGAGAAATTATAATGGATACCTTCGAACTTAAAAACGGAATTCAAGTTTATGCTCCATGTCAGGAAGCCATTGACGAAGGCGAGTTCTATCTTCGGGTGACTCATGTCCTCGACGTTATTCAGCATAAGAAACTTGAAAACTACAAAATAAATAACACCCGCAAAGCTCAGGAAAAAAGACTTGAAGAAACCGGAGAAATAGGGACAAAGATTCACTCGATGGTTGAGGCTGACCTTTCTGGGACACCCAAAGTTGAAGAAGGTTTTGAAAAGATAAATCAAAACTGGCAAGAAATCAAAACTAAATATGAAATCACTTCCGACAAAAGCGAACAAGTCGTTTGTTCTCCTACTCACGGCTATGCTGGACGGTTTGATTACATCGGAAACATCAAAGGAAAACATGATGGATTTGAATCTCCAAAGACTATCAAAAGGTCTGTTCAAGACATCAAATCTGGCTGGTATTCTATCAAGACTGGTTGGCAAATGGCCTCTTACAAATATGCTTTGGAAGAGGTGGGACAAGAGAAAGACTTAGGCATGGCTGGTATTAATCTTCACCGCGATGGAGATGTTAAGAAAGTCTTTGTCTATTCACGCTACAGAGAATGTTTTATCGCTTTTCTCTGCGCTCTGAATGACTACCGAATGCTTTATTATCCTGAACTCAGAAAACTAAAATGGAAATGGTTGAACCATTGTCCTTTGGAGATAAAAATATGAAAGCAAAACTGACTTTGAAACTAGGTGACAAAACTTTAGCACTTGAAGGAGAAGGCAAAGAACAGGAGATGATCAAAGCTCTTTCTTTCTGGTCTTCTCTCCCCACTACCTGCACGGCGTGTAATTCTACTAACGTCGGCCTAATGCATAAAAGCCCGAAGGAGAATGATTACTACGGGTTGAAATGCAATGACTGTACTGCTGAATTTACTTTTCATCAGAAGAAAGCGGGTGGGTTTTATATTACACCTCAAGACACATGGAAAGTATGGGATGGAAAAAAGGACGATGGCCCCAATTACGAAAATGATCCCGGACCGGAGGATTCTTTCTAGTGGACTCAAGACTTCAAGAGAGACTCGGTAAGTGGCACAAGCAAATCGATACCGTCAAAGACATTGAGGATCAGTATTTTGCTTATGAAGCGACGGAGAAGTCTCTAGAGTCTGACCTATTTTTGGTTGCTGAAGGCTCCAGTATTCAAGAACGAATGTCCAAGGTTCACTCCTCTTCTGAGTGGAAAGACTTTAAAAAGAAACACGCAGAATTAAAGACAGAGTATAATAGCGCACGGCGTCAATTAGAACTCAAAATTAAGGCTTATGAAGCCGAGTATCTTACTATGAAGCTAGAAGCCGAGGCTGTCCAGAAGCATCCGTAAGGGGGTTGTATGAAATTAACGCTAATTATATTAACTTTGCTTATTCCAACAATCTCTTATGCCTGGGATGCAGTAGACACATGGAACGCCATAGAGAACGAACCCAGACACACTCAAC